ATTGTTTATAACCTACATAAGCTTTACCTGTTTTAGTATTTGTTATAATATAAACAAATCCAAACTTATCAAGGTTAGGTACAAAAGGTTTTCCAGTATCATAACATACCCAATGACTTACCATGATGTAACTTCCTCTACATCAGGTGTCCTATTAACTTGCGTAAGAAACCTGTAACCTTTTGCATATTTAAATACACGTAATCCTTGACCTTCATTAGCATCACTCCAACAAGTACGCTTATGTGGACAATACACGCAATTAAAAATAAGCTTACGATTACCACTAACACCATCAGGAATATCAGAATAACACTTATCAGGTGGAGTATCTTGCTCCATAACTCCTTTAAGATATTCAACTCTTTTTTTAGCATCAATCATTTCCATTGAATGTACACGTGTTAAACATATCTCTCCATTCTGTTTATTTATAGCAAGAAAAGCAGCTTCATCTACATTATTACCTTCAGCATAAGCTGATATTTGTGCTATATATCCAAAAGGATCATCAGAATAAAGAGTTCCTTTAGAAAATTTCTCAAAACTTTTAGCTGATGCACTCTTACAATCAACTAATACATCATCAATCATACAATCTTGATGACCTTTAATACCACCAACATCAACTTGTTTCTGCTGATCAGATACTTTATGTCCTGCAACACGTGCAAAAAGAATTAATAATTCCTCAAGAATATGTCCATATAAAAACTTAATACGTGTGCTAGGTTCTAATGGTAGTATCTTTTTATCTGAATTTTTATCATACCAAAGTTGTCTTGCAGGTTTACCTATAGAAGATAAACGTAAGTTACGTTTGATTGCAGGCTTCTCTTTAAAAAATTCAGCTACAGTTTCTTTCAAACTATTCACAAATATGTCTAAATTTTCATCTAATTTTTTCTCATCTATTTTATTATCAATATTAGAATCAAATAAAGCATAAATATCTTTTATTAATGTATCTATTGTTTTCATAATACATAATGGGGAGACACACGTTCAGTAGTATCTCCCCATCCTTTCATGGTTGGTTAAGAAGCGAAGGAAACTTCCCCATCAGCTTCGTTACTTACAAAGCCATCAGGAACTACTTCAAAAGCTTCATCTGCATCAGCATCTGTATTATAAGGTACTAAATTAGTTACCTGTATAGCACGTAAATCAGCAGAGACTCCAGAACGTCCTTTGAACTCCCATTCATATGTACTATAAAGTACATTGACTTCTGAACCATTACCAATTAATGTATTAATCATGGTACGTTTTTGTGCATCCTTAACTTCAGGTGCTTTATTCATGCCACCATCTTTACGTCTAACTTTACGTTTAACAGTAACAAAATCTCCACGATCATCTCCTTTATTCTTAATTTCGAGACCATCGTTCTTAGCAATCTCAATATTTTTCTTATCAAGATTACTAACATCTACTGACCACACTCCATCTGAATCGAATGTAGTATTTGGGCTAACGATTGATGCCCAATATGCATTTCCTTTTATGACACTCATTGGTGTACTCCTTTTCTAGTTATTAATAAAGTAATTATGACACATCTAATTAGAAATGTCAACACTTTTTTTCCATATAAAAGTATTTTTTAAATTTAATATCTTAGACATCTCCATCCTAGATATTAAATCTTTTTTACCCTGATAACTTCTACCCCAAACTTTGTATTCAGCATCACGATAACTATCAACTCTTGTTTTCTGATCAACAAATGTATGAGCTAGATTTACTAGATCTTTTGTCTCACAAAAAACAAAATCCTTTTCTCGTTCAAATACTATGTAATCAGCTTTACCATAGAGCCAACCTTTATCACCCATAGTATTTAGAAACTCAACAACAATCCAAGTGTCATCAAAGGTTCTACTTTTATTCCCTGTTCGTCTTGCTTTAATATCCACACTAAAAGTCTTCCCATATTTTTGTAAGACTAAATCAATGTGCTCTCTTATATTTTGTTCTTCTGAAGCAATCCATATATTATAATCCCTGTGTTTTGCTTCTTGAACAAAATTATTTTCTACTGCTATACCACGTTTGATATAATCAGCATGATCTTTTCTACCTTTAAATTCCTGTACTAATGTGTCTGTGCCCATGTCTTTCCTGCCTTCCATTCATTATCTAAAGGACATTTCATTTGTAATTGTATCTCAGTATCTTTCATAGCATCCTTTGTTACTCTTCCAAATTTATTAATATCTTTATTAGACACTTCAAATTGGTATTCATCATGTATAGATGCAATAAGTTTGGCATCCACACCTGTCTTATTAATTCTGTTGGTCATATTGATTAACCATAACTTGCATACTACTGCTCCAGCACCCTGTATAAGGGTGTTTAAAGCACTATGAGGACTCCTTATACGTAACAGCCTACCATCTATACCCTTAATAACACCTTTCCTTGATGCTTTCGTAACAGAATCACGTACTCTTTTAAGAGAAGGCATATTAGAAAGGAATTTATTAATTAATATCTGTCCTTCCTTTGCACCTGCTCCAACAATCTTACCTATCTTAGATGCACCTGCACCATACATGAATGCATAGATAAATGTCTTTGCCTGATCTCTATTAGATAGACCTGCCATTTTCATATTAGCTGTATGGACATCACCTGTTAATAATATATCTGTAAACTTTTTATCATTCATTAAATGAGCAAGGCATCTTAATTCTAATCCACTTGCATCAGTACCTACTATAGAATGGGTGTAAGGATTGTCAATAGTCCAACAATCCCTACACTCTTTTCCATAGGGAGAACGAACTGCAGGTACTTGAGCCATGTTAGGCGAATGATGAGCCATACGACCTGTAATAGTTCTAAGTGTCATTACTTTACCATGTACTCTACTATCTTTGTCATTACACGCTTCTATCCATGACTTGATTTGTGCTATACGTTTCTGTAATAATAAAAATCTTGAAAACTTTTTAGCTTCAGGTATATTTAAACTATCTAATACTTCTTCACTTACTATTATATTACCTTTATCTGTATGATGTTTAGGTTCCCAACCTAGATTTACTAATTGTTCTGCAATCTGTTGTCTTGATCCTATATTAAATGGTATGTATTTTGTTTTTGTTTTTAATTCTATAACTGTTGGATCAAAATGTGTTCTTCCCCATTTTTCTAAACCATAAGCTTCATCTTTTAATTGATTATATAAACACATGGTCTTCTGTAAATCAAGAGCAAATCCATTTGATTCTTGTTGATTAATAATTAGTCTGACTTTATGTTCAAGATCAATAGAAGATTTAGAAAATCCTTTACCTTCTTGTTTTAAAATATCATAAAGTTTATGAGTTATATTCACATCCTGTTTACAATACTCTAATGTCTCTGGTGTATAGACTTTATAGGATTCTACACTACCTTTTGGCATGCCTAATCTATCTCCCCATGCTTCAAGTTTATGACCACCATCACGTATAGGATTAAATAATTGTGATAGAATAAGAGTATCAATAACCTGATTAGGTTTTATATTAGTACCTAGAAATTTATTACACATAGGTGCATCAAAAGATAATCCATTATGCATAATAAATTGATCTACTCCATGTGACCAATCTCTAAATCCATGTAACATATCAGGTGGAAAAGGATAGACCTTACCTGTATCTATATCTTTAGCCACTACACAATGAACTACTGTAGGATTTAAATCATCTGTTTCTATGTCAACTACTGCTCTCATCTTTTATCCAATCATACCAATATTCATTATATAAAATTAATGGTGTACCTTCACCTATCCATGCATTAACATAGTTATAACTAAAATAATCCTCTGCTTCTTCTTCAGACATACCATCTCTTTCTCTTAATATTTTAATACATCTACCATAAGAATAACAATACAGAGGTGGTTTAGTATGACGTTCTGCTATACCTATAAGAGCATCTTCAAAACCACCCCACTTCATAGTGTTTTCTGTTGCTCCACACCAATTACATTCTTCACCTTTACCTACTTCCATTTCTGTTTCTTCTTTTATACAATAGTGTTTCCACATTTCTGTTTTACTCATACTGAAAAACTTTCTCCACATCCACAACTGGATGTAGCATTAGGGTTAGTAATTCTAAGTGAAGCTCCTGCTATATCACTTACAAAATCTATAGTTGTATTCATTACACTTAATGTAGCAGTAGGATGTATATATAAAAAACCATGATCTAAATTTACCATGTCATTATCTTTCATATCTTCTTCTTTAGTTGGCATTAATTCCCAAGAGTATCTTAATCCTGCACA